TAACAAGCACACCGATAAGAGGATAATTGGTTGTAGAACCACCCTCAGTGATAGCGATCTGCTTGCCTTCCATAGGCTCAACAGTAGTGATCTTGCTAGCTCTCATAGCGGTAGCAACTTCAGCTTCGCTCTTGTAGAGACGCTCGTTGATACCATTCTCGAGAAGCAGGCAGTCGGTAAGGTAATCTTCAGTAGTGAAGAAAGTAGGGTTACCGGTACCCTTGTACTGCTTACGAGCCTTAACCATAGCACGGATCAGTGCTCTAGCGATGTCATCTTCAGTAGCGTTAGCAGCAACTGTTACAGGAACCTTTACAGTAAACAGATCTTCGTCGTTGTATACAGGACGGATGTGAGACTCCTGGATCTTATCGTCGGAAGAAGAAGGACGGCCATCACCGATAAGGATTGCACGAGCAACTTCCTCTCTGAACATCATATTCATCTCGTTCTTGATCCAAGGCAGTACATTGAAGTTGTCCTCGAGATCCTCAAGATCGTCTTTGTCCAGTTTCTGTTTCTTGTAAATGGTCTGGGGATCGGTTGTTCTCTTAAGCAGAGTGAATACCTCTTCCTTCTTGAACTTACCCTTGATGTAACCCTTTGCACGAGCCTCATCCTCGGTAATGTCAGCGAAGATACTCTTTACTCTCTTGAAAGGTGTCTTATGAACGCCGTTGATAACGTCATCAACCCAGCCCATATCTCTCTTGATGAACTCAGGCTCGGGAGTAAGTGCCTTTGCATCCGGGAAGAGATAATCAATATTGGTTATACCATAGTCGCCATCAGCATGCTGAAGAACGCCTTCTTCATATGCCTGCTCTACAGCAGCCTTAAGAGATCCCATCTGCTTACCAACTCTGCAGATCTCATGAACCTCAGCGTGTGAAATTGTGTTCTGAACAGTCTCAGAACCCTCAAAAACGTTATGTTTCATTTCTGATCCTCCTTCTGAATCATTTTTGTCTTCGACTGCTTTTCCTATAAGGAAAGCAACTACTTTCTTCTGCTTTTCTGTAAGGGTGTCATAAACATCCTGAACAGTTTCCTCTCCATCTTCGGAGATTTTGGTGTCATTTTGAGCATCGCCATCAGCATGGCTAATGGACTTGGATGCATTCTCTTTCGAGTCTGCTATAGCCTGCTCAAGAATGATCGCAACTGCTTTACGCTGTTTGTCGGTGAGGGTATTCATGACATCAGCGACTGTCTCGTCGTCATCACTCTTATCCTCTTTCTTGTCTTCGCCGTCAGCATGATGGAGCTCTTCATCAGCTTCTTCATCTTCGTCTTCTATTTCTTCCTCGATCTCATCCTCTTCGATCTCTTCTTCATCAAGATCGTCGTCATCTTCTGAATGACGAAGTTTGATATCGCCATATCCGACGAAACTGATCTCTGCAGAATCTTCTGAAAGCTCACCATGCTCGAGAACCGAATCAATAATGGCCCCTCTATTTGCTCCTGCAAGTACAAGTGAAACTTCTCTGATAGCGCCATGAATCACATTAGCACCATCCTGTTTCAGCTGATTTGCATAAATAGAAAGAGCAACAATGTCTCCATGCTTTACACAGTCTTTTGCATCCTGGCCGTGCTCTGTGTTATTGAATGAACAATAAGCATAGACACCATCAGGTCTTTCCTCGAGATCTGCATGTCCTAAAACATTTCTTACATTGTCGTGCTGGTGGTTCCATACTAACGGAACACGCTTTCCATCATCTGCGGAGAATGCTCCATGCATTATTGTTCTACCGTCTGAACAACGTATGTTATTCTTAGTAGCCCAACCAGCAAAGTCATAATGCTTCTTTGACATGGATTATTTCCTCCTTCTAAATATTTATGAAAAATCGGATTACTCATCCGTTTCTTCAGTACTTGTTACTCCCTCTCTGTTCTGTAGTTCTTCTTTCGAAGCGTTCAGATTAGGATTCCTCAACTCTTCAGCATTAGCAGAATCTGAAGGCAGCATACCTATCTCTGCTCTAAGTTCGTTAGAAGTCATGATCTCATTTCTTCTGAACTTATCAGCAATGTCTGCAAGCTGTGATACAGGAACTAACTTAAACGGATCTCTATAGAAATAGATGTCCTGTCCCTGACTAATAGCAGTCTTAGATAAGAACTTTCTTCTAAACTCATCAGAAATAGATGAACAAATAGGTGCAATGGTATTGTTAAAGTAGTTAATCATGGTTGCTTCATCAGCAGTACCATCCAAAATACTTTGAGTTACACCCATCTTATTGAATAGTTCTGTAGTAAGGTCTTTCACCTGCTGCCATAGATCGTTTTCTATAGGTCTATTAAGCTGCATGACCTTCTCAGTACCATCCGTATATGCAATTCCTAAAGGGGAATCCTCAAGCTGCTGTTCTATGGATTTTCGTCTGCGTTCAGCCTCAAGTTTCTTCTGAGGAGTCTTAAGAACATATGGAAGCTGTATAATCATGTTCAACTTATTACTGGTACACTTATCATTTTGAGCATCCAATTTATTTATAGTTCTTAGTAATCTCTGTAGAGTTGAGTTGGGTTCGTTCATAGTTGCATAGAAAGGGTTGTTGATTATAGCAACCATATCTTTAGGAAGAATTATGTCTTTGAACTGCCCATCGTTTTCATTGTAGAGATGTACCTTAACATGTTTAGGGTACCATTCGGAAACTCGACCGACCCTAAGTGACAATACATCCCATCTTTCACTTTCACCAGTTGGATCATAGTCAGTATCAACAGGAACTACTGCTACAACACCTTCATCGAACATAGATTCGACTATATCCTGGATCATTTCTTTACCAGTCTGGTCAATATTAGATTCTATGGTTAAGCATCTATTAAGATACGAGTCAATTACTTCTTTGAAGTGACCATTCTCATCCATCTTTGCATGTACCATGTTGATTTCTCTTACATCTACAGCAATTCTATTGTAAATAGATGCTATAACGGATCTGGCGTTGTTAGTATTAAACCTGTTGTGGTATGGAACCGAACTATAACTATTAAAGTTGGTGATGTTGTATTCCATAAGGTCTTTCGTCGGGTCTCTCCCTAAAAATGCGTTCCAACTAGATCGGAACCTTTGTACTACTGTAGCCATTTAGTATTACCTCCGTTCTATATTGGTCACTTTTGCTGATCTTTTCTCTTTTCCTGCTCCTTAGCAGCCTTTTGCTCCTGGGCTTCTGCAACCCTATTAGCATATTGGTTGTACCATGCGTTACCAGTTGAAGCAGTGGAAGATGTATTGCTAGTAGAACTTGTATTGGCAGGTGCCGGTGTAGATGAACTTGAAGAACTACCGGATTTACCAACACCGTTCTTCATCATCTCATTAACTCTCTTCTGGACCATCTCATAATCTGCTCCAAGAGCATCCTTACGTTCCTTACCGTTCTTGTACTTGCCTCGGATTACATCCATAGCAGCTGCATCAACATCAAACTCTTTTGAGCTAGTCTTGGAATTACCCTTTATAGCTCCATTGATAGCATCGGTTGCTGCTTTCTGCCAGTCATCTGCAGTATACTTCTCACCGGCATTTCTCTTCGCTTCCGTGGCTTTATCGAATGCTTCAAGTGCTTTAATAAGAGCAGCTTTATCCATTCCAGCAGGAAGTGTCCACTTCATATCCTCTTCGAGTATTACCCATGATCCATCAGCTTTCTGGAAACCATAGAAGTCCGTATCACCAAGACGATTCTTTTCATCGTAGTTTTTCTCATCGAAATCCTTATCGTCATCGGTATACTCGGAGTATTTAGAATCAACTCCCCACTTCTCTTTGTTCTTCATGTAGTAGTCATGATTGTAAGCAGAAGTGTTATTGGCTTTTCCATCTGTACCTTTTTCTTTGGATATGGACGTACCGTTAAGATCCCTTCTGGTTTCTGAATGCATCAAAGAGTCGTAATAGGTCATATTGAAATATCCCATACCGTTCCTCCTTAATCGAACATGTCTTTGTTTAGTTTAAAAGCCACAAAAGCGTCCATCATAGCAGCAACGGCATCGATCTTAGCCTCGTAACTCTTTTTCAATAGCTTCTTATTACCATTAGTATCCTCAATGGTAATTGCGTTACCCATGGTCCAAGTCATCATGTCCTGGTCAAATATAAGCATTCGTTCAGATGCTAATTTCTTTAACTCAGTAAGAGGTACTGACTCTGTTCTTGCACCCTGGATAACCTTTTCTACACCGAATTCACTATTCTCAGTAACCCATCTTGATACAAACTCTCTGGCATTATAGGGGTCATATCCTAAGCAACGGACATCATAACCATTGTGTATTATGTATCTGTCTACATCCTCATAGACCTCCATCATGTCCAGAATAGTTCCGTCCATAACAGTCAATGATCCCTCTTTTATGAACTGTTCATACTTCGCTCTCATTGCTGTAGGTAGTTTATGTAATGTAAATTCGGAAATATAGTTAATGGTTTTTACACCAAACCTAAATTGTGACAACGGGAATAAGAATACGAAAGAACAGAAGTCACCACCCTGTGACAAGTCTGCTCCCATTGAACAAGACATATTCCAAAAGTCTTGTTTACTATGTGGTTGAGTTTCTTCATATGTAAAGAAGTAGGTATAACCCTCCATTGGGATTCCGAATCTCTTGGCTAAGATGTCATTCCTGTTCTCAGGAGACTTCTCAGCTCTCTCTACATCCCTTTGGTAAACCTCATAGGTAACGGTCTTACCAATATTAGGATTTGCCTTAACCCACATTCGTGGATCACCAACTTCTGATACATCATCTAGTCGATACCACCAGATAGAGATGTGAGGAGCATAGTATTCACCCCTCAATATTTTGAGTAATTCCATCTTTATGGTATCGCCAACACCATTTCGTATAGTTCCTTCTGAAGAAGTGGCTATAATCAAGTAATCATTTAGTTTGGATGATCCCTGCTCTATGGCGCCTATAGGATCTTCTCTAATATCACATGAAAGCCACTCATCAACAGAGGCTACACGGTCTCTTCTTCCCTGTAATTTGTCGATAGACATAGGAACTACTTCCAGTAAAGAGTTGGTAATGAAGTTTTGTATACCTTTCTTTGTAGAAGCAAGCTTAAGTCTATCTTTCTTATTGCCAGTAGTGTTCTGAAGTGAACCCTCTGTTAAAAACTTGAATAGATCGCCTGGGGCTCTTGCTATTGCAGTCCTATAAGGCCCGAGAACTTCCTCTGCTTGTCTCATAGTCGGTGCTGTTGCAAGTTGTACTGTTGTTGAGGTATCTACATTTTCGTAATAAGCATGTATACAAGTGTCATATAGAGTCTTAGCAGCACCTCGTCCTACGATAAGGTATTGCTTAAGAGTTAAACGCTTCTTGTATCGCTTTTTAACATAACCACCTTTACCTTTTCCCTTAGCATTAGGGTTCCAGATAGGTCGTTCTTCGAAGTAGTACCATCCAAATACTTGTTCACCCCAGAGTTTAAACGAATCCAACATTTCCAGATCGGATCCGTCGGTTAGTGTAAGCTCCTTTTCACAAAATGCTATCCATCCTTCTACAGCCTTGTCATCGTAGTAGTATTCCGGATTGGCAATTAATGCATCAATGCGGTTCATCTCATAGGAGATCATCTCATTTACAGGAATCTCTCCATTTAGAACTGCATCACGGAACTTACCATAATACCTGGGTGTAGCAGTATTTGATAACATAGTAAGCTCCTTTTATCTACGCTTGTCGTACTCATCCCAATTGAAGTTGCCATCCGCATCGAAAGCATTAGGATTAGAGATAGCTTCGAACATAGCCTCTTCATTTGCAGTAAGACGTTCATCTACCTTCCTGGAAGATGTCTCGTAGTCGGGTTTGTATTGCTGAGTAGTAGGTGTTTCTTCTTCCTGTCTCTTCTCCTCTTCTCTCTCAGCTTTCTTAGCCTCACGCTCTGCTTTCTTTTCAGCACGGGATTCTTTCTTAGCTTCTCGAGCTTCTTCCTTCTTAGTTTCCTCTGCTTGTCTCTTCTGATCCTCGTATTTCTGCTTCTCGAATTCAAGAGCTTTGTCATTCTGATCTAGCTGTCGATTAAAAGTCTTCCGATCCTGGTTCTGAGCATGGGCATTTTGAGCATCGGCTATAAGCTTCTTGGCAGTATTCTCGAAGTTGTCGTTCTTCTTGTTATTATTGTCTTTGTTACCACCAAACTCAGCTCTAGGCCACTGATGCTCCTTGTTGAAAGTATTGTTGATTGCTGCAAGAGCATCGTAAGCTTTAAGCCCCTTATCCATCCAGTCCCTTGCGGTATCTACTTTCTTCATAGCAGCATCGATCTTGTCCATTGTTGTGGGTTCAGGAGGAACTCTATTGAGTTTAGCCATAAGATCGACCTTATTCATAGCTTCCTGAAGCTCGTAATAGGACATCTTGTCAGCATACTCTTTGACTTTCTCCTTATCGCCGGAAAGCATAGCCTCGCGTTTCTCTTTATCAGCCTTCGACTGCTTTTCCTCAGCAAGACTCTTCTTGATCTGGGCTCTGGTCTGAGCATCACGAAGTTCATCGGTAGTAAGTTTATCCATGTATTTGTTAATGTTCTTACTATCACCTTTCAGCCTTGCTTCCTCAGCCTTAAGTCTCTTCTCCTCTTCTGTAAGTGGAGCCTTTTTCGTTTTGGATGACGAACTTCCTCCAGATCCACCGCCAGATTTCTTAACATTCTCTATAGAACCCTTACCGGAATCAGATCCAACCTTAACGCCTGCTGCAGAAGCTGCTTTTTTCTCTGCAGATGAATGATCTCCAGCTCCAAGAGGGTACGGAGGACCATTTCTACGACCATGCTTCTGACCAAGAATTCCATGGTGCTCCAGATAGTCTGTATCATAGTATCCCATTTAAGCACCCTCCTCTCTGTAGCATTCGGCTTCGGAATTAATTCTCCACTCGTATTCTGCAATCTGTTTCTCTAAAGCATTCATCGCTATAGAACTTGTCGGAGGGTCAAATCCAACATGTACTTTGGCGATGATGTATGACTTTATGAAGTTAAATCGGGATGCCGTAATGTATTCATCCCAAGTTGTAGTATTGTCCTCTATCTCAAAGCCTTCATCCGGACCATAGCCAAGCTGATGGAGGGTCGAGAAAGCAGAGTTAATCAAGATGATGAGTTGCTGATCGAACTCTGTGTATTCCGGTACAATACCGATTGACGATTTTACATCGTCGAGTATGGACGCGCTCGCCATAGTACGCCCTCCTTTCTGTTATTAGGAGAATACGATTTTGGCGCTTTGGAAAGCATCTACTGTGTCAGCATTAAGCATAAAGTTCGTAATAGCTCCAGTATTCTTATCAACTCCAAAAGTTGTCTGATAGCCTTTGAAAGTATTTGTATCTGGCGTAGCCATTACAACATAATGCTGTGAATCGTAATCTCTTACGTTACAAAGATTCTTGTAACCTGTCTTCTTTAATACTAAGTTCGCTGCATTCTCCGGTGAAATCATGCCGCTACCTCCTTAATATATCTGTAATCAATCTGTTTATCGTCGAGTCTGGTTAAGCAAACCTGAGAGGTCTTGTTTAAGAAATCTCTACAAGCGTCTTCTCCAACATATTGTTTATTGCACTGGGCATCGATTATCTTAATGTCCTTTCCATCATTCATATACATAACCGAATGACCAGATAAGGTTCCATCCCAAACAATACTCATGTTTCCTCGTTGATTCTTATTCTTTTTGAGATCGTCTATCGTGGAATTAACCATTGTATTCTTAGACTTTTTGTCTATCATAAAGCCAGGAGATGTAATTAACTCTCCATCTGTTTTAGATCCGGCTATCATCTTAGTCTTACTGTTTTTGAAGAAATCTCTGGATTCTGTATCTGTGTAACCTTCCATGGTCTTCTTTGCGGTGACATCATAGCCTCTTAAACGAAGCTCGAGAGACATTGTACAAAGTACGCAATTGTTCTTTGTATTAGTAGCCCAAGTGTTATACTCAGGATTAACTCTCTCAATATCTTCTTCCAACGTGTAAGACTTATTCTTTTTATGGAATCCGGTTTTAGAATCTACTGTTTCGCCTTCTCGCTCTTTAGCAAACTCTTTAGTCTTCTTATTAGCTTTATGGGCAGAAATATCACCACCGATTAATGCAGCAGTTCCAGCAATAGAAGCTAAAGTTGTCATTCCAAGCGTCATAGGCATTACATAACCAGTTGTTGCGGCTAATGCAACCTGGGCAGCAGTACCACCATACATTCCCAAAGTTGTACCAACTACACTGCGACGCTCTTTCTTACCATTACCTTCTGTAGTAGTATTGCTACTTCTATGAGTATGGTCTTTAGTATTTGTATAATATGTGGAACCATCTTTTGCTTTAGTGGACTTAGTTTCGGATTTACTTATAACCTTAAGCCCAGTAGTACTAACAGGTTCTCCTCCTGACTTTATACGAGATCCATCCTTATTCTGATAACGTCTTACTCCCCATTTCTGGCCCAATACACCATGGTGGGCCAAATAGTTATCGTAATATCCCATGATGTCCTCCTGTTATTTCTTATCTTGTTCTCTCTCACTAGTAAGCACCTTATTTCGTCCATAAGCATACTCACCAACACCAAGAAGACCATAAGTTGCATAATCTCCAACGGATGCTAATACACCTCTAAGTACAGCATCTCCAGTGCTATCAGTATCTGCTTTAACCTGGTCATATCTTTTAGCTCCATAACCGCCAAGAAGTAAACTCTTACCAATACCAAGACCAACAGACTGAGTCTGAATCTTCTTATTCACCTCATCACTCTGCCAACCATAGTTAACCTGAGCTGCTGTGGTTCTTGCTTCACCAAGAGTCTTTTTGTAATCGCTTCTAAGACTCTTCTTCTGCTCTCTATCATCACCGAGTTCTTCTTTCTTCTGTTTATAGAGATTCCGGATTTCCTTCTTATCCTCTCTGTAACCCTTGTTAAGGTTCACAGCGAGTCTCTGACCAACTGTCGTATTTGTAAGAGCTCGACCAACATTATTTAATGTCTTATCACGACGATAGCGCTCTTTTCCTTCTGATGTTATGCGTCCATTCTTATCCTGAAACCTTCTAACGCCCCACTTCTGTCCGAGGACTCCATGGTGTTCGAGGTAATCTGTGTCATAAAATCCCATTAATTGTCACCACAACCGAGTATCACCCGGCGTCCTTTCTGTAAGATTTGTTGGAGTAAGTTTATCGCCTTCTCCGTAATGTATTGCGTTATGAGTGGCGTGAGAACAGCAGATCAGATTGTTAAGGTCAAAAATAGCAGGGTCGAAATTCGTCACCTGCTCAATAGTAATAGGATTTAGATGGTGGATAATGACCTTTGTGTTAATTGGTCTATCTTCTATACCTAAATCACAACCATTATCTCTTAAGATTACTCTCTGTCTTATGTCTTGCCACTGTGGAGATCTATACAACATCTGATTAAGTAAACGGTGACCTCCAAAAGTCTCTTCGGAACACCTGCCGTTTACTTTTAAGTAATTGAACCGCTCCTCGAAGGTCTTGAGTTGGATTAGTTCATTGTAAGTTAGAAAGGCCATGACTAATCCTCCTCTGAACCGCTGTAAAGTTTCATAGCGGCTATAGCGTTGTTGTAAAGTTCCTCCATATGCTTGCTGGATTCGATTGCATCGGCTTTAACCCTTTGCAACTCCATCTCAACTTCGAGTTTTTCTCTTTCAAGTCGTTCTTTTTCGGAACCCATCTTTAAAAAGTGAACGAGTTCCTGAGAAGTTGCTGTGTGGTTCCTGATTCTCTGCTCAACTTCGAGATAAGCAAGCATAATCATCTCGTTCTCACGGCCCTCTGGTGTTGACGCCGTGAGTTGAGATACAAATTCCTCTTGGTTTTCAGAAGAAATATCACTGTTTGATCTCCTTCCCATGGTGTTTCACATCCTTTCACTATACTTTTACTCTACTTTTATCAGGGTACAAATGGATGCAAGAGTTCTTTTCGTGAAAGGAGTCTGGGTTCACCGGGCCCAGAAATATACATTCACTTGCACCCTGGTAGAAGTAGAGTAGAAATGGCCATCCGGCACCCCCTCCCAGTCAAAAATATCACGCATAAAGTCCCCCCGGAGAAAATTTGAAG